GTGGGAGCGGAAGACGGACGTACCACAGTACCTCAACAAGAGGGGCGAGCGCCACGCATACAGGATTGGCTCTTGTTTGCAAGCCTTTCAGCATACAACTGAGGCTCGCCCTTTGTCGGAAGAGTTCATCAACCTCGTCAAAGAAGGGAAATTCGAATGGCATGGTAAGAAGCTAGCAGATGTTCTGGCTGGTTTCGTGGCTCCGCCTTCGGGGCCTAAGGCCGTCAAGTCGAGTTTCCGTGGACAGTGCGAGCGGCAGTCGCCTGGCAATTGGAGCAAGCTCATGCGCCAACCGAAGTTTGCCAACGAGCTCCGCGAGTTCGTCTCTCACTACCCAGTGGTGGACTCCCCTTTGGAGAACACGTTTACTGAGTTGCTAGAAGCATTCATGAACAATGCCGACGTTGAGAAAAGCGCGGGGTGGTCCGCTCGCTACCGCCCCGGAGCCAAGGGCGTTTGGATTTCCAAGACAGAAGGTAGAGACCTTCTCGCGTACTTGGTGTCGTGCCGCTTGGCGCTCCGGATTGCGGAGGGTGAGAACATCCACTGGTTGTCTCCTGAGGACATGCTCAGACTCGGACTCAAAGACCCAGAGGAGGTCTTCACCAAAGACGAACCCCACGGGAAAGACAAGGCCGACGCCCAGCGGTGGCGCCTCATTTGGCCCTGTTCAATTGTGGACGCAGCGTGCCAGGATTTGGTCCATCGGAAGCAAAACAAGGCGGATATTTCTGCCTATGCCTTCGATCAGTTGAACGTGCAAGGGGTCGGAATGGGCCACCACGACGACGGGATACAACGGACAGGGCGGATGTTAGAGCACCTGTCCCAGACCGGCCGCCTTGACCTGAAGGGCTCAGACGCTTCGGGGTGGGACATGTCAGTCTGCCGCGACGCCATTTACTTCGACGCCGAACGTCGAACCACAAGGGTGTCCAGAGCTGACGCGCTCGCCCGAGACCTTTTGTTCGCCGAAGCTGCGACAAACTCGACCCATATCTTGGTGATAGGGAAGGAGTTGTGGACCTTCCACAATTTTGGCGTCACAGCCAGCGGTATTCCTTCCACGTCAGCCCAGAATTCCCCGATCCGTGCCTTTATCCTCTTGGTCTGCGGAGCCACCACGGCTTCAGCGACCGGTGACGACGAGGTGCACACCGGGGACGTCGACGAGTCTCTCATGTCCACCACCGGATGCATCACGAAGGCGGGAAGTGAGACTGTTAGCGGGCCCTTGGGGCCCATTGCTTTCACGTCCCACAACTACTTCTTCCGCGACGGCCGATGGCACGCCGAGTTCGACAACTTTCCCAAGATGTTGGCGTCCTTCGATTTGCGCCGCGCCGGAGGTCCACCCTCGCAAGATGTCATCTCCGGCATGCGATTCGCATTGCGCCATACCCCGGCGGCCGATCGCATTCTGGTGGCGGTAGCGGAGCGACTCGGTTGGAACGTTCCGGAGGCTTTGCCCCTGGACTGCAGGTTCTGACTGAGCACATTCCGCCGGGTTAAGTCCCCCCGGCGTAGCGGACATGGGCACCTAAAGACATCACTTGTATAGCCTGATGC